TAATAGAGTGGTCACGCTTCCAACTTTGTTTGGGATACAGCCTAATTGATATAATACCATCAGTAAACAACCACATACCAGCCAGTCCAACCAAATAACTAATCATTGGGCTTTCCTATAAATTAAAATATCTTCATCCTCAACTATCTCCTTACCTTGGCTAGCAGCTATCTTAGTAAATCCATGACCTGGAGCCTTCCACTTTTCCCATAATTCTAGTTGGAATCCTGCTGCTTCACATACCTTGTTAGCCCACTTGGATAGGTAAACTCTTTTACCTTCATTTATCCTGTCCTTTATCACTATGGTCATTGTGCCTCCTACAGGTAGGCTCTGGTAGCACAGTTTGTAAATCTTCTCCATCTCCATGTTGTATAGGAAAGGATTAAGTTTGGATATATTCCTAGGAGATTTGCTATACTCCACCATCTGTCTATCAGCCTCTACTAGGAAATCATCCTTACCTTCTTTTTGCTTTCTAACCTTACGAATATCCATGGCACCAGCATATGGAGGTGAGGTTATAATGTGGTTGCAGGGTATAGGTAATAACAGCCTGCTATCTCCATGGAGTAGTATAACCAAATCACCTGCACCAGGAACCTGCTTACTTAGTTCTTCCTTAGCTTGTAATTGGAGCCGATGGTAGCCTTCCTCAATCTCTATTAGGATTACTCTATAACCTTGGAGTGTGGCTATCATTAGTGTGCCTGTTCCTCCAAATGGGTCAAGTAGAACATCACCTTCACTGGCCACATATTCAATTATAGCCTGCTGGAGGTGGAAGTTCATCTTAGCAGGATGACGGAAAACTTCTGGTGGGAAGAACAGGTTGCGTCGTTCTTCTTGGTCTCTTGGGAACAATATCCAGCCCTGCTTATCCCTTGTGTGTTCTGGTGCGAATATCCTTCCCATGCTTTGTTCCATGGATAAAAGCATCAATAAAGAGCCTCTTTTCCATCCTCCTTTGTTCATCCAATAAGGATTCAATCCAAAGCCAATGTTCTTCAGCCAGCTGTCTTGGTGTCTTTTTTGGTTCTGTCATTCCTTCCTCCTAATACCCATTGTCTATTACAGTTAGGACAGGTGAACACCTTATGACCATCTGGTGGAGTGTGCCAATCCAAAGGAACCTTACACTTGAAGCAGTAAGGGATGAAGGCAATATAGATAGAGTTCCAAACCTGGCGTAGTGATTCTCCTACTTCCATTACCCTATAAGGTATGACATTTACCATAGGTGGTGTGCCTGACAATCCTCGTATAGTGTCAACACCTGGTATTCTTTCAGTCATCCTTTTCCTCCTCTTTAATTACTTCAGGCTCAGGCGTAGGCTCAATAGTCGTGCTAAACTCCACCTCCACACCATCAACCTCTGTAACATTAGGCATAACAATTGCTATTGGTGTCTGGTTACCACACCTAAACCGATAGACACGGATTAGTGTCCTGATTAGATTGGTGAGTTCCTGTTCACCGAACAGTACCTTTTGGTCTTTGATGATGGTTCTGGTTAATTCCTTCTCCATTATATATTCCTCCCTATAGCCTTTAGTAATCTTTTAGTCCTTGGTACCCCAACTCTTTTCTCCTTTCCTTCCTCACCTACCAATATCTCGGATAAAGTATCCACATCTTGGTGTATTGTGTACCAGAAAGTCCCAAACTGTTCTATCCAAGCCTTGGCTATTTCTTCACCGATGCCACCTCCTTTTACAGCCATGAGGTTATAGATGTGAGGATTTTTGGACTCCACAAATATCCTATCTTTGATATATCGCCTGAGGGTTTTGTGTTTAGGTTCCTGAGAGTTCTGGTATAATGCTACCAAGGTCATAGCCGTGGCTGTATAGTCAAAGGTTTCAACCACAGTTACTCCAGCCTTATCTAGTTGGTTTTTCCATGCCTGCAATCCTGTATAACTACAGTTATAAACCTTGCCAGGTATCAATATGGTTTTCTCCTTAGCCCTATGCCAGGTTTGAGTAGCTATCTTCAACCCAGCCACAGGTTCACAAACACCTTCAATCAGTAGGAGAGTTTCTTCTACGCCATTATCCAACTCCCTACTTAATTGCTCCTCAACCTGGTCTATGCCACCAAGCACCTCTGTTATCTGTTTCCTCTCCACCTGCACCCTATGACCATCACAACAGAACCACATATAGTCGGCAAATCCTTGACTATTCAATCCAGGCTGAGGCATCAAGGTAGGAACCGACTGTGATATGAGGTATTCAATTTCCTTTGGCTCATGGTTATCTATTAACAGGGTCATCCTGTCTCTCCTATTTGCCTATTGGTTTAGCTTCAATTTCTGATGTAACTGTTCACGATTGATTTTACGCTTGTTAAAAAGTCTGCATGTAGTCTAGCATTGTTTGCCAGTTTCATCGTGCTTAAAATTGATTTGACGAGCGTGTTTTCCATAGCTAGGCTACCATTCCTTTAATCATCTTAATGGTTCTATCCAACTTATCAAAGGTTGGTTCTTCAAACACCATACCTTCCAGGGTTTTGACCTCAGCTAGTTCCACCTTACAGAATGGTTTATTGACTTTATTATCCCAATAGGTGTGGACAATAACATCAGCACCATCACCTAGTGGGTTCCAACCTGCACGTTCTTTCCTACCTGTTTTAGCCTCTACTATACCACCTCCCTTTTCAGGCATGGGCCCATACTCATCACGGCTATGGTGGGTTAATACTAAATGTTTGCCATGGGCTTTGGCTTGGTAGATGATTCCTCTCATACGGATGTTAGGTTCCCTATACTCAATTGGTAGTAGGCTAACCCTCAACTTCTCATTAGGTAGCATATTACCCTTAGCATCTAGTTGTATTTCCTGTTTCTCCTGTAGATAACCTGAACAACAAACCTCCCATAGCAGGGTGCCAGTATCAATAACTATAGTAGCTATAGTTGGGTCATCCAAGTGCTGGATATAATTGATGAGGAACTTATACCATAACTCCTTCATACCTACAATGATTTTACTGGGTCTGGTAGTAAGCTGGGTTATGTCTATAGTACCAACTTGGAACGGCATAGGATACCTTTCCAACTTAATCAATCCTTGTTCCACCTCAGCCATGAATCTATACTTTGCTCGTTCCCATCCGCCTATGTCAAACTCTATTATTACCAATGGTTTTTGAAAGGTCGCTGCCAAGGTACTTTTACAAGTTTTGTCACCACCCCAAATTCCTACAATCACTTTATGCTCCTTCTTCTGTAATGTAAAGGTTTTACAATTGCTCCACCCTATCCTTTAGTTCCTTTACCTCATCTATCAACTGTTCCAAGTAAGTTATAATTAGTTTAGCAAAATGTCCACCATTGTATGCTTGGTATTTATCCCTTACATCATCTGGTAGGTTGTATTTTTCTCCTGATATCATATCCTGCTGCCATGTCATGGTATTACCCTCCCTTTCCTTCTTTCCTGAATTCTCTTACCAGCCTCAGTCTTTATAGCATCCAACTCCAATGTGGATAGGGTGGCTGGACTACGCTTACCATACCTATCATGGTATAGTTTCCTAGCCTCCTCATTGATTTCCCTAGGAAGCCTTAGGCTATCACTAATGATACGGACTCTACCCATCAGCTGGCTCCTGATATAACAATCCTTTAGGACAATATCTAGCCACCTCACAATATCCTTTGCATCTGGCTCCTTCCCAACATTCTCTATCGTTGCAAGGCTCAGTCCACTTATTCTGCTCCAGAGCTACTAGTAAATCCTTATGCTTGGGTTGGAAATAGCCCAGAACATCGCTATCATCCAGCTTTCGGATAGGCATCCTGTATATATTCCTAGTTATCCCTCTACTATTGGCTATAGCCAATCCACCATCCCTAACCGTAACCTGTAGCTGCATTTTGGATATGGCTATACCTAGCTCCTCCAGCATTATCCTATAGCGGTTGAGTTGTAATTCCTCATTAAATAAATCCATCTCCTGAGGCATAGATTGGAATACGAATACTGAAACCATTTTAGGAGTGCCAGCCTGACCCCATTTACCAGAGGTTTTATAAACTGCACCACTAGGGTCTGGTTGCTTGCCAACCTCAACTATTCCTAGAGCCTTGGCCACTCGGTAGCTGCCCCACAATTTATAATCGGTCAGTACCAAGTTGCCATTCTCAGGCTCTAACAGGTCAAATATATCCCTGTCTATGTTAAGTGGAATTTCTGAAGGCAAGTTTAATTCCTTGGCTACTTCCTCCAGTGATTTGTGGTGTCTGGTTCCAGCCAACATAAAGGCTCTACTGTCAGGGTCAACAGCATAAGGCTGAGTAAGTTTAAGGAACTCATACATAGTTCCATTGAGGAGTTGGGTAGTTGATGGAACACCAGTCCATTTCCTCTCATCAGCCATTAAGGTTAGAGTTGGCAAGGTGAGACAGCGTTCCTCCATTCTACATTTGGTTAGGCAATCCTTAACAGCAATAAATTTACCATCAGGGCATTTGAACCATTCAAGAGCCATTACTTTCCTCCTTCCCCCGAAGGGGAGCCAGCCAGTAGCCAGTTTCTCACAGCTTACAGCTACCGCCCGTCATGCCACTTTGCGAGTCAGTATAGGCATAGTCGCAACCCACGCCCTTTCGGGTAGCTGGCTTTTGCTGGCTCGGTGTGTTTTCGCCTTTACGGTGATATTGGCTTTTATCTATATACCAAACCCCCGATAGTTTCCCCCTCCTACAGTCAAACTATAGGTCAGGTTCGGACACCAGCAAGCTATTTAGTTGTTAATTCTTTGGTGCCGTAGGAGGGACTTGAACCCTCATCTGCTACTAACCACAACACCCCTAAGTGGCTTTCACAATTTTACATTTAGTTTGAATTGTTACCTCATCAAACTAGTTGGATTTTATTTTGGTGTATTTATTCCCAACAAACTACTACAGCAAGCTATTCGGTTGTTAATCCTTCTTTACATGGTATATTCCATTGTCATCCTTGGTAACCATGCCACTAGCTTCCATTGGTGGGATGAATGTACCACTGATAATGGAGCTAACCAATGCTGAGTCACCCTTTACCAACGGGTCTTGGAATACTAAGGTGTTCCAGTCCTGTTGGGTTTTACCATCTAATAGGTTGAGAGCCTGTTGGATAGGAGTTACTTCAGTTGGAGTGGCAGCACCGGCTCGGGCTGGTGTATCAGCCATTGTTGGTGTTGATATGCCCCCTCCTGAATAAGGAGTGCCACCAACACCTTCAACATAGACTACTTCCCAAGCCTCTCTTGGTGTTTCCTCCTGCTTGTCATTATCCCACATCATGTGTCCGGGTGTTACCTTCCACTCCTGAATCTTGTTAATCAGGAAGTCATGGTTCTTTACTCTTGGGTCACCCTGCGGTATATTCTCATCCACACCAGCATTGATGATTTTGTCTATTGATATACCAAGGACACCAGTATTGCTCTTGTCCCTCGTAGAGTGCATCATGGATATTTGGGCTATTGGGAATGGGTAAGGTTCAGTGGATACAAACACCTCAATTGGAACTCCTGGCTTATCAAAGTTGTAGCTAACCTCTAGTTTGGCTTTCGGCATATTACCACGTTGAACCATGGAGCCAGTGATGCTGGTTAATGTTCCTCTAAAATACCTTAGTGGTGAACGAAACCCTCCTGTCTCAAATCCTCTTGTCTGTAGTTGTGCTAATACCTGGTCTGGTGTAAGGTCAGTCATTATTTGCCCTCCTTTAATATTTTTTGTACCTCCAAGTATGCCTTGACCACTTCCTCAGGGCTATCCATTATAGGGTCACCTTCAACCGCAACAATAGGGATACTGTTGCCTAGACTATCCTGGCCTTGTTGAATTATTACCTTCATTTACCCTCCAATTTATTTATTATTAGTTCCTTAACCAACCATTAGTTTCCCTAAAACTCCATTAGCTACCTCCTTCTCAAGTTTGGCTACGACTGCCTGTGTAACCAAACCACTTACAGATGTGTCGTAGAGGATTGCTAGTTGTCTAACTAACCGATATTGTTCCTTATCTAAATTTATTACAATTTTTCCTCGGTTAGCTATATGTAGCCTAACTCCTTCGTGATAGCCAGGCATTTCTAAATCCTCAAAACTGAATATCTTGTATGGTTCAGTATCCTCATCCCTGAATACCAATATTAGAATCTTGTTGGGGTAGGATTTCAGTGCCTCAACTTGCCTCTCAGTAAACATAATTTGATTGCCTCTTAATGTTTTGACCTCATAACCAGTACCATCACTACAGACTATATCTGGGTTGTCTGTAGGAAAAACATCCAACCCTTTGTTTTTCAACCATTCGTATGCCTTTACCTCAGTTTTATTCACTACTTACCACCTACTTACTACTGTCATACTACTATCATAGCATATACATACTAGCTTGTCAAGTAGCTAGTTATGTCAACTAGAACGGATGAGCTAAAGTATTGGCTGATTTCCATTTGTTCCTTCTTTCCACTTCAGCCTTTTGTTCTCTTTGTTCTTTACAGGCAATTAGATATTCACATGGGATTTTGAATCCATGATTATCCATTGGCTACTCCTTGCTGCTTCTTGAGTGCTTGCCATTCTAAGTATCTTTCTTGTCCCCATTTGCCTTTAACCCAAGGATACATCTCCTCAAGCTCCCTAAATATCCTCTCCACCCTCTTCTGACACTCCGAGGCTGTCAGGTCTCGCTGGCAAGCCCTTTGTGCCCCTCCATAGCTCATGGTTTTCAGGTATTCATTGTAGGCTGGATTTGCTTTTATCTCGTCTATAGTTAATACCTTACCTTCATCAGGCTTTGGCTCATTAAGTAATCCCTTTAGAGATTTACCACACTTCTGACATAAGCCTGTCTGGAATGAGAAGATGTGGTCACAAGGCTTTGATTCAAATTGGGGATTATCAGGAGTCTCTTTCCCTTTACGCCATGCCAATTCAGCTTCCATAACTTCATCATGCTCAAGCTGGCAGATTTCCTCAGCTACTTTGGTGTTATCCCAACTGGGATAAACTCTATCCAGTACCCTCTTTACTTCCTCAATGTCTATCATTATTCACCTCCTTTATTTATGAATACCAAATTACTCCTGTTAATCTCTACCCTTATTGGCTTTATGTCATCCTCAGCCAATCGGAGCAGAGGAAAGTTCATACGAATTAGGTTGTTATCTATACTACCTATCCTACATTTAGGGCAATAATCATCCATTAGCTTGGTGTTGCATTTAGGGCATATTGAATATAGTTCAATAGAGGAATCACACCACCAGCCAAACACAGCAGAACCGAAAGAAGCATCAGCACCTCTATCATAACGTTCTCCTTCTACTATCCAATCCTTACCCTCATGATGGATTAGGATAAAGCTGACCCTGTGTTTTTCTATTATCTCATCCAACCTGTCAGTGAATTGCCTTACATCATATTCATCGGTGAGGCGGCCTGACATAACCTTGAATATTGGGTCTATGATTATAACCTGTGGCTTTACCTCATCAATCCATTGTTCTAGTAGGGCTACACCCCATCCCTTATCCAACTTCAGATTGCGGATGGTGGCAAAGTATAGATTGTCCAATGGTGATAGCTTATTACCAAAGCAATATTTATTAACCCGCTTCTGGTAGGCAGCTTTGGGTATTTCCAACTGGACTACCAGCACGGTGGATAAGGTGGTTTTGAATCCTAGCCAAGGCTTACCACTGGATAGTTTGAAAGCTAGGTCAATGGAGGTCATGGACTTCCAAGACTTGTAGGGACCGAATAGGATTATCTTTCCTTGCGGTATCAATATACCACTCCCTATCAATTCGGTTATATATGGTGGTCGCCAGGCTAGGAAATCTCCAAGGGATTCAGGCTTCACTTGATGGTGACTCCTTTCTTACTCCAGTTTCAATGAAGCCTTGCTGGACGCCATTCATATCACAGACAATCAGTCCTCGTTTGGTATGCTCCTCTATATAGTCTGGTGAGTAATCATCCTCTGGTAAATCACATTGGCTACCAGGATGGACAAAGAAATTGTTTGGATAGCTCCTAAGTTGTTGGATTAGAATTTTGATTTCCTTCATTTAATGTCCTCCTCTCAAGTGAATTCTGATTGCTACACCTAGTGCTATAATTGCAATACCTTGGATTATTACCGCTGCTGTCAGAGTTGTCAGACTATCCATTTAGCACCTCCTTCTGTTTAATCGGTACTAACTCATACAACTCCAAGCTCAACAGGACGTAACACACTCCTTGTTGACAGGCTAATCCATACTGCTTACAACCCTCACAGCTAGGCAAATTATCCTCAGTATATCTTAGCTTCAACTTTTTAATCCATCGGCTGAGGGTGCTGGTATCCACCTCGCTGCCTAACCTCTTGGCTACTACAGAGAGGGAGCCACTAACCAGCATATCCTCTATTGGCTTACCATACTTCTGTTCCAAATAACGCATTAGAGGAGTTTTGGAGATGGCTGCAATACTCACCTTTATTGCTGGTTGCAACCTCTTGTGTTTTCTAGGTGCTGGTTGCTTTACTAGCAATCCTCGTTCCTTGAGTATCCTATCTCTTGGTGTTAAGGTTTTCATTCTCCTCCAAAGGCTTTATAGACTGCCCAGAATAGAGCTAGGGCAGGGTCATTATCAGCGTAGGTATGGTTGTCGGCAAATTGGACTGATGCGGTTGCAGAACACATGGGGACAACACCAGGATATTGGTTTGAGTATTGTATGTTGGCATATTGTAGAAATGGCACAGCATACTTGAACAGGTTGTTGAGGTCTATGGGTGGGACCCCACTGTAATTCTCCCAGTATACATTCCAAGGTTTGTGTTCCACACCAGGAGCATAGATACCCCATTCATCACTTGTGAATCCACACTGTTCCCAAAACCACTTCTTCTGTGCTTCAGTTGGTTCCATCTTTTATCTCCTATCCTGTCCAGAACTTCAATATAGTATGGTATAATATGTAGAGTATAGCCATAACCACTACTATTACAATTATATACCTCACTTGGGAGCCTTAGGACAATTCTGATAGATTAGCTCCTTGCCTCTGTTTTGCATTTCCTGTCCAATCCAATCACCCAAGCCTCGCCTCAACCATCCTCCCTCATCATACAGGCTAAACATATTCTCGTAGGTAGTTAGGACTGGCTGTTCGGCTATTAGTATTGAGTCCAGGTCATAACCTGTATGCCGACCTTCTTCCACACTGGCTGGGTAAACCTTAATGTCTACATATAGGAAATTTATCCTTGTCATTAGTTACCTCCTATTTTAATTTGGGGTTGGAGTAGAGATTGTGGCTGAAAAACTCCTGATAGGAGAAAAAGACCACCCTAGGATACTCCAACCCAAGAAAGTCCTAGGCTTGTTTTACCTTTTCCGTTTTACTATCTCCTCAAGTTCTTGGTTCAATTTGCTGTTATACCCAACCTGTCTCATTTGCCAAGCTAGGTCACAGCCCTTGGTAAGTCCTTGTTCATAGGCTTCCTTGAGTAGGTTGTGGAGTTTCTTCCTAGTTATAAACATCTGTTACCTCCTCAGATAAGTATTCAAATAACTCCTCCTCCTTTAAGCATTGGATTAAGAAGCTGGTATCCCACCATATCTTACAATGGTTGCAACGCCAATAAGTCTCACCAATACCTGGCATTGGGTTGTAGTCCAGCATATTAAGGCAGGCTGGACAGATAGGGAAACCAACCAAACAACTCATGGTTCATCTACCAGTGTTATCAATAGTTGCCGCACAGACCTTGGAGCGGCATAATCTGTTAGCCCTACAGTATGGAGCCACTCTTTGAATGTGAGTTTGATGGTACTGAGCATGTCCTCATTGGCTCGTGCCTCAGCATCACACTCAGGCTCCATCTTTAGGCTCTCCCTTAGCATTTCAGTCAGTGTAGGTGGTGTAAAATATTTCTCCGCTGCCACATCTTCTGGTGTTCCCATAGTTTCTCCTTTACTCTCCTTGGTATACAGTTAAATATATAATACTATTATTACTAAGATAATACTTTACCTGTATAGCCTATCCTTATTCCATCATAGAACTCAATGTATCTATGACTACCATAGTACCACTGGTGCTTAACTTGATAGACACTATATCCTATATTGGCCAGCTCTAATGCCAGGTTCAATCTACGTCTGGTAGTGTTGGTGTACCAACCAACAGAGAATAGTTGAAGGTGAGTAGGATAGAACCTGGCTATTAGATTGCCATGTAACCTCATATCAACAAATTCCTCTTTAGTCCATCCCTCCTCTACAGTAGTAATATCCAATTGTCTCAGCTCCAGGTAGGTGTTGTTGGCTATCTTCCTGTGACCATGGTAGAGTCTGTCCTTTACGTCTTGGTAACTCATCCTTCCTCCTTATAGTCCTCTGGTGTTTCCTCTAAATCTGTTCCACAGTCAGGACAAGCATTGTCTGATACCTTGGCTGCAAACTTGCCACAGGATGGACACCTATGGGTTCCCTCATCCTCAAGGGTGAACTCCTCTCCACAGTTACCACACTCATAACTAGTTGTAGAATCCTCCTTTACCTCTCCACAGTCTGGACAATAGTTAAATTCCTTGTTCGTCATTTTATCCTCCTTTAGTTTTATATTGTAGTAGTATCCTACCCAATCTTCTATGGCCTGCTTTCATTACCCACTTAGCCCACCAGTCGGCTACAGCGGTTAAGGCTTCCTCTGCTACTGCACCATGCTCGGTGAGGTCATTCTCCGCATCCACAGCAGCATCATCCATGGCTTGTTTATCCTCTGGTGTGAATGGCATTAGCTACCTCCTCCAATTTATGTATTCTTTTTAAACAACTCTCTGCCGACTGTTTATATACGAAGGATATTGTAATGACTACATCATAACCGTATTTAATTTTCTTAACCTCTCCATCTGCAAGGTAACCATGTACCAACAAATATTTTTTCATTGGTTTAACCTCCTTCTATTCCATACTCTCCATTTCCTCAGAGCCATTACATATTGGTGGCGGTTAGGGAACTGGTAGCGTCTGGGATACTTCATCCACTGGCTCCCATATTATTTCCACTGTTGCTGGCGTCCTTAGTAAGTGGCACAACCTTCTCTTAGCTATGGCACCAGCTTCCTTCCAACTTCTAC